CCTTGTTGGGTTTGGATTGGTATTGCAGCACTTTGTGGTGGAGTTGCCCTGCAAATCAGTTGTCCTGCCTGTTTGCTTTCAGGGGCAAGGCTAACTGCGCTATACAAACATGTTTTACAAGATGCCATATCAACCTCTCCAAGCCAACATTGCACCAATGCCCGCAAATATGATGATTGTCAAAATAACTTCGAAAAGTTCTTTTGCTTTATCAATTTGCTTGGGCGGTGGGGTATAGCCAATTGGAAATTCACAATCAGCAAGGTTTCTTGGAGTTTTAAAATTTTTCATAGATTTACCAAAGTAGTTGAGGGATTTAAAGTTTAACACTATAATGAATTTTTTTAGTTGCTGTTAAACAACAATCAAGGATAACAACATGACACTCGTTCAATATTTTTTAAATGAACCGCATGGATCACGACAAAAAATGGCAAATAATTTAGGTGTTACTAAAGCATGGTTTTCACAGGTAACGCAGGGTAGAGTTAAACCTGGAATTAATTTGTGTAGACGAATTGAGCAACAAACAAATGGCAAGGTAAGTCGCAAGGATTTGCGTCCTGACTTGTACGTTTGATAAAATGTTTCAAGCCCTGGCTAGATTGGGAGTAGCTACCCAATTGAAAAGCGATCTGACCCTCGCCTGCCATCGGTTTCTTTTGGGTCAGTCTTGGGTCAAAGATGAACTTTTACAGTTTTCACATAGGTGATTATCAAAGTCACACTGCACATTTGTCGCCAATTGCCGACATTGCATATCGTCGTATGCTCGATTGGTGCTATTTACATGAACGTGCTTTGCCACGCGAAATAAATCTAATTGCTAAGTTCATTCGTATGCCTGAACACGAACAAATTATTGAACAAATTTGTCGTGAATTTTTCGTTTCGACGCGAACTGGATGGCTAAATAAGCGTACAAACTTTGAGTTAAATTTTTATCACCAAAAGAGTGCTAAAGCAAGTAGCTCTGCTAAGTTGCGGTGGCATAAGGAAAAAATCGATGCGAACGCATTGCAAACGCTATGCGAACGCAATGCTACCAATACCATTACCAATACCATTACCAAAGAAGAAAATATCGATACTTACGTATCTCAGTCGAAACTGAAAGTTCCGACTTGCCCGCAGCAGCAAATTTTAACCCTGTACGCCAAGCATTTTCCTCACCTGTCACAACCTCGGATTTGGCAAGGATCGAGGGCAACGAAGCTCAAACAGCGATGGATTCAGGCCAGTCAACCATCGGAATATTCTGAAAATGGATACTCGACAAAAGAAAATGGATTGAAATGGTGGGATAGTTTTTTTGAATATATTGCGAATAAAACAAAATTAAGTCATGGTTTTGAATCAAATGGAAAAATTTGGAAACCTGATTTGGAATGGATTGTTTCAGCGACCAATTTTGCAAAAATAATTGATGGGAAATACAACAAATGACATTTAAACCTGCATTAAATAATATTAATAACGATTTATCTGAATCGATGTGTTCAGAAAATGGTTGTCAAAATTTATGGACGATTGATAATGGTTCAAAACTTTGTAAATTTCATGCCTGGTCAGATATTCAAACATTATCCGAATCAGAAAATCAAAATAATTTAAAATTTACAAAAAATCATCAAAAATTTGGTGCAAGATCATCAAGTCGAATCCCCGATGAAATTAGAATGTCCCTAGATGACCTTAAAACGACTTGTAAGACGCCAAAAGACCCACGCCAATGGGCATATAGCTTGAAGCATCGTGAAGAACTTGGAGAGCCTTTGACAAGATTGCAAAAAATAATGTGGCGCAGCGTTTTGAAAGTTGAATTATGAATAAAAAAAAAGCAAAAGAAATATTAAATAAATTAAAAGATGGTCAACATTATGATAAGGATATTGTTGATATCGCATTATTTATAAATGGTGATATTCACCATGTTCCATCAATGAAGTTGTTTCGATGTTTGCCAGTGATAGATCAATTTAATACATCTTTAAAGGATAAAAAAATGAATGAAATTGAAAATAATGATTTAACAAAACAAGAAAATAAACCAGTAGCTTATATTTGTGACGTAAAACAAAATAAAGCTGCCATCATTGGTATTGATGAAAATAGACCATTAAAAATTGGAATGTTTTTGTATGAAATGCCAAAAGATATTGATTCAGTATCTTTGATATTGAAACATCAAAGATTAAAAAAAGAGTATGAGGGATTGTCAAAAGAGTTGGATCGCGTCAAAGCATTGTTGATTGAATCTTGGGATGATCCATTTTGAAAACCAATCCTAAATTTGAACTGGTTGCAGCTCAAACAATTCCATCTGAAGTTGAGCTACACAAACGCATTGCTAGATTGCAGCAAAATGAGTTTGAATTACAAGTTGAACTGCGTCGTGTTAGGCAGCTGCTTGACCAAGCCTATGCTGAACAACAATTGGTTAAAAATGAACACAAATAATTTTCAATCAAAAATGGATTTTTCAGTTGTTCAACAACATCCTGATTTTCTTTTATACGTTGATAAATTGCAAAAAGCAAATGCTGAAGCTCTATCTTTTTATCCTACGCAAGTTTTTGAAAGAGAACTTTTAAAAGGCAGGTTGTTTTTAGGATTACTCAATGGAGAACCATGTGGTTATATTTACATGGGTGCGCAAGTCAACCATGTAAAGTGTCATCAAGTTTGTATTCAATATGATGCAAGGTTAAAACATTATGGTGCTGCTTTAGTTTCTGCGATGGAAGAGTATGCAATTGAGGGCATGGCAACATCTATATCTTTGAGATGTGGTTTTGATCTTGATGCTAACAATTTTTGGAATTCTTTAGGGTATGAGTGCGTTAGCATTGTTGATGGTGGTATTAGGCGAATGAGAAAAATCAATGTATGGCGAAAACAATTAGCACCTGAATTGTTTGAAACCTTGACATTAGAGCCAGCTGTTGGAAAAACAAATTCAACTTTGTGGCGAAAAAATAAAAGTACAGGTTTAATTACAGGATTTAGCAGGGGAAAAGCATTAAACGATTACAGAAAAATAATTATAGATAGAGAACAGAATTGACAAAAAATATTTGGTGCATCACAATGCAAACGTGTATTTGTGATTTGCCATAGTTGGGAGTTTAAAGAACCGAATTAAAACTCGGTTCTTTTTTTTATTCCCGATGAAGAATTTTGTCGATTCGAGTTTGTGCAGAATCGGTTGCACGTTCAACATTGGTCATGCGTGCTTTTAAGTCAGCTAAGTCAGCTCGAATTGCAACATAAGCACCAAGCGCACCAGCTGCTGCACCAATGATTGCTTGAATGATTGTTCCAATTTCAAAATTCATATCATGCCTATTGTGTTAACAATGTACTGTCTTGTTTCCAATGGCATTGTGCCACGTCCTTGAGTTGCAATAGTGCGCAGTAATTTTTTGACATTGCCCTCGCCCCAATTATAAGCAGCAACGACCAAAGATGGATGCGTAAAAATTTTAAAATAACGTGATAGCAATATTGCAGCAGCTGTTGACGCTGAATAAGCATTTGATGGATCAAAATTTACACCTACGTCGCGTTTAACTTGTTCTAGTGCAATTGGTGTTAATTGAAAAATTCCTCGACCACCCGCAGCACTAATTTCATCACGAAATGTTCCTCTAGTTTCGTATGTTGCAATGGCATTTAAAAGACCATTCGGCAAGTTATAACCCGCCTCAAGCGCAGGCCATACAACGAAGCGCAATCTATCAAGTGTAGAAGCATCAACTATCATAATTTTTGAATTTCGTAACTGGTGACGCTATTTACAATTTATGACAATGTTTGGATTACGGCTCATTAGGCCAAACAATTTGATTAGGAAATCCTAATTGTGTCGGTAAGTCTCTTAATGCTTGACGATACAAAACATAATTGTATTTAACAGCTTGCGAAACATCATCAACTTGCGTCCAATCTGTTGCAGCTAATTTTGTATTGCGTTCTTTACGAACTTCAGCTGCTTTGCGGTCATTAGCACCCGCTTCCCATTCTGCTTCTTCTGCATTTCTTATTGCTTCTTCCTCAGCAGTAAATGGGATATTGCCTTCTGCTGTTGTATGAAATCTAGCCATGATTTTCCTTAACTGTTTTTAATGCCATATAAGCGAAATGTTCCAGTGCTTATATTACCTGATGACATTAAGAATCTAATTCCTGTCACTGCCGATGTAATACCACTTGAAGTACCGCCACCAGCTAATACAATTTGATGAGTTCCTACCAAATCATTTGTATTCACACCAGTAGCAAATAAATTTTTATAATAAGTAGTGTTAGATATATTTGGTAAATACATAACAAAACTTACACCACCATTAGTATTATTAGGAGTTGACACCCTAGTTGATAATGTATAACTTGAATTACTACTACCAACAGTTGCAACATACGCTGTACTTCCGTTATTAGAAGTAGTTAAATGAAATTCATAATTAGCGGTTATATATGTGCCATTTTGTTTTTGTCTAACAAGTAAAGATACATCACTTGTTACTGAATAAATTGATGAAGCAACAATGGCATAAGTTTCATACGTGCTATTTATTGTGCTTTCAATGTCAACTGTTGCTGAATTGTTTGCAGTTACAGTAGATAAGTAAACCCATGAACCACCAGGACTAGGAGTAGTCCAAGTAGGTGCGCCACCAGTTGTCGCTGTTAGCACTTGACCAGTTGTGCCCGCAGCAGATGACGCCCAAGTTGTTCCGCTAGTAAAATAAGGTACACCAAAAGATGTACCCGCAATTGTAAATGCGGGAGTTGTTGTGGGATTTGCAACTGAAACAATACCACCTGTCCAACTAACACTAGATACTGTTCCTGACGCTGCTGCCCAGGTTGGTGTTGAAGTACCATTACTTGTTAGCACTTGTCCAACTGTTCCTGCTGCACTTACTTTTGCACTTGATCCAGTGCCATAAGCAACGCCACCCGCAGTTAATGGTGGCTGTATTGTTCCAGGATTAATTACAAAACTCATTTTTTTATTCCTTCATAAAATTCAATTAATGCGTTTGCTCGTTCAATTGCTTCGTCACCTTGTCTTGCGATGTCGATAAGAGTTGCAGCAGCTGCTGCATCAATTTCGCATCTTGTTGTTTTGACAACTGTGGTGGCAATGTTGGTAGAACTGGACATATTGTCGCAATAGGTTGCGGGGATTGACAAGCGCAAATCACCACTGGAAACAGAATTACGCAAACTTTTAACTTTTTCATTGATTGTTTGAATTTGTTGTTGGTAACGCGAAATTACATTTTGCACTGATATGTCATTTGCTTTTTCAACTTTTCTTACACGATCCAGTGCTTCAATTTGCAAATTGGCAATATTTTTGGCTGCAAGCCTATCTGCATCATGCCATCCCTTTGTGTAACTGCCAAAACATATCAGTCCAATCAAAATCATTAATAAAAAAAGATTACGTAAATCGAGCATTTTTTATTGTCCTGGTTCAGTATCTTTTTTTGCCCAAATTGCAGCACCATGTGCACCTGAAATAATACCGATTGCTTGTGCAAAATCTACTAAATTAACTACTCCATTGTGTGCAGCGTTATAAGTTGCACCTAAAATTGTTGTTAAAGTAGTTAAAACCCATGACCATCGTGCTAGATCATGCGTTTGGTTATCTTTTCCAGTAACAAGATGCTTCAAAAATTCAGGCAAGGGTTAACCCTTCTGAAAAACGATCAAGCGCATAAATTACTGATTTTGGATTTTGCTTTGCCCTTGATCCTGGTAAGCTCGCCCAAGTGCCTGAAGCACGTTGAATTGCACCCTCAATATCACCATCACGCAATAAATCAATTACACCAAGTTCATTCAACAATCTAATGGCTGCTTCATCTTGTGATTGTGGAGAAAAATCGGGTAAACGCGGATTTTGTTCACGAAGTCGCTGCCATGTTGGACGAATAAACTGATATGCGCCTGCTGCCGTTGAAACGCAACCCGATCCAAGACCTGAAGCATTACAAATTGAATCAGATAACTTTACTGGACGAAGTTCGCCAGTAATAACTGGATGATCTGAAAAGTCGCTAAACTGATTGCCACCATAAAATATTCCATATGCTTTGTCGTTGATAACGTCACGCGGATAAACATGTTCAGATGAACGCAACATAAATAAAAATGCTGCAATGCGTTTTGATATTTCATCTGAATCATTTGTTGGCAGTAAATTTGTCATTCTTTGCCCTCCAATTGGATTAATTTCAGGATTTAAATCTGATTCGCGAGGTGCGTCAGACGTATCCTGATCTGCGACACTAGTTTGTGCAGCTTGTGCATTATTAGGTCTTAGAAACAAAAAAGCCCCGACAAGCAGGGCTAGGAGGCCAATACCTCGATTTTGGATAGCCATTTAACCTCCAAATGTCGAATACGCATAAGCAAGTTGACCACCAGCTGCGTCAGCAATGGCATAAAGATCGTCCTGTGGTACTACTGTGTCAAATAAAATTGTTGTACCAGGAGTTAGTTGCAACCAAGAATTTGTACTGGCTTGAGAAGAAAAATCTATGTAAATAATTTGATTGGAAGTTGAAGCATTACGAAATCCAAGAAAATTTCGTTTACCAATTGGTTGATCTAAAAACTTAATAGATGTTGTCCCGATCACCTGTGATAAGGATGTAACTGAAGCATAACGATAAACTTCTCGAATACTTAAAGTGTCTCCACTTACAGTATTTCGAGTTGTCGTTTGCAGGCCAGGTTCAGGCCGAGAAGGTAAATTATGCGGTGAACCAGGAATAAATAAAGGGGATTCCCACGGCAACAAGTCGCTAACATATTGAACTGGTGGGAAGTCGTCCGCTGCCATAAGAACCTCTTATGTTTACTTTGTATAAGCCCGAACCAAAACACCCTCAAAGAAAATATCTATATTGAGAGTTGCTGAAGCTTCATAACTTGTCACTTGAATAGTTAATGTGCTACGTCCAGAGATAATTCTTGGATAAGGAAATAAATTAATGATATTTCCGTTTGTTGAATAGTTTTCTAAATCAACAGCTGCATTTGTAAACTGCTCATTTGATCCTGAATCAGTAATTAAAACGCGAGCCAAAGGTGCAGTTTTATTTGATACTGTTTGACTTGCTGCTGCAATATTTGCACGATGATGCAAACCAACCATAATGAAATCAGCGTTAGCTGTAACATTCAATGTTTGAGATTGCGACGCACCCGCTGTCAGTGACGAAAACGTCAGGTTATATCCATAAGGGGTCAGCAGCAGTGGGCGACCCTGATAAAACTTTGAAGCATAGGCTTCAATTTCACCTATACCATAGTATTCCGATTGCATTTGATTAGCCCCATAAGGTCAAAAATTTATGCAGGGTTTTGATCGGAATCCCTGCAAACCGAGTGCGCCACAAATAGCGCAAATTCGCATTACTGCGATGCACGCATGAAGTAACCATCCAAAATCACGCCAACGCGGGCATTAAATCCAGATGGAGTAGCAACTGCTGCGGGGAATCGAATGACAACTTCAAAGTTAACAGCGGGTTGCAATGCAATTGTAGGATCAATGTAGTAAGGACGACCTGAAGCACGCATGTTTACTGCACCAAGTTCAGCAGTGGTTGCTGAGTTAGAAGCATAGCCTGCATCCAAAGCAAAATTAGCCTTGGGTGGGAACGCAATCATTGGAGTTTCGCGCAGATAGTTTTTGCTAAGAATATTCAGCTCCAACATTCCACTTTGATAAAAACTATTAACATCTGCAAGTTGTGCTGAAACAGCTGCTGCTGCTGTTGCATTGAACAATGCAGGGCTTGCAATTGTGTATGTATTAGCAGTTGAAACTGAACCAGGGAAGAAAATAACTTCAATACTTTCAATCATGAACGCTTTGCCAGAGGGCAAAGTATTTGGAAGTTCAAGATTTGTATCCCACAAAGTTTTAGCTGTGCCTGCTGTACCACCCAATGCTGAAGTCAAACCCTGACCAACTGGTGCAGAGAAAAACGTCAATTGGGAAGTGCCTGCTGTGGCATAAAGTTGGTAGTCATAAAATCGTTGACGGACGATTTCAGATTGCGACGGATTCGTTACACGACGCGCATTAAAGTCTGCTGCTGTTGGCAATGCCATGATAATAACCTTTCAAGGAATTAATAATAAGTGGTAACGCCTTCACGACGCGCTGCCGAGCCGTTCAGGAGAGGAGTACCGCTAGTGTATGCGGACAAAAGGGGAGTCGGGCCTGGACGCATATATGCATTCATACCAGTTGTTCCGCGAATTGGGCCAACGCGATTTGTGCCTTGTGCAACCATTGCGGGAGACATATAACCTAAAGGCAATGATGCGGGTACAAAACCTTTTAACAGGTCATGTGCCTGAACTGTCAATGATGCCATTGCAGCTTTTTTGCTGAAACCGCGAGTAACTTTGTTTAGTGCTTGACCAACAACAACTGTAATTACAGCGCGAACTGCATCACCCGCACCAATTGAGCCTGGAGTGACTTGCAATGATGTAGGTAGGAATCGTTTGATTTGACCATGAACAATGTCAAACACTACTGCGCCTGCGCCTGCCATTAATGCCTCACGCACGTCGCGCAGATAACTGCTTGCCATGCCTGTGCCAATTGGATTACGACGCATAACACTTCTACGCATCATGTGCATAGGATTACGACGTTTTACGCGACGACGTGTAGTTGTTGCCATCATCATTGGATTTTTGCGAACACGCGCAGTAGTACGACGTTTCGCTGCTGTTTTGCGACGGGATTTTCTCCGCTGCGGATTAATTAAAAGCATCTCTGCCATTATGTCACCTCATTAGGTTAAAAAGTTGCGATATGTATCGCGCTTATTTGTCAGAAGCATCAACAATTCCACGTTCAGTAAAAGTGTAATTGCCACCAATCAAAAACAGTTGTTTCCCATCAGGAGATACTATAAACATAGGTCTGTCCTTTTTGTGAAACTTGTGAATATATTTCTCAAACTTTCCATCTCGGATTGTGCTGTAAAGAATACCATCAACTTCACCAATTGCAACCCCTACACGCGGGATTTTTGGGATATTTATACGCCCAATTGCTTCAGGATCATGACCTGAGAATCTTTCATATAAATCAGCAGCCTGGTCAACTAAGTCTGAAACCCTGCGCGATGCGCCTGCGCGGGACGAAGCAGGAACTGGATTTTTTTTACTTTTTGTTGTTTTTTTAGGACGCACGTTCTTAGAAACATGCTTTTTTTTCAATAATTCAGGCATATCGCAATCCCAATCAGCTAGTGCTAGGTTAATGGGTGAAAACGGATCAGCTGCTGCTGCTGCACTTGTAAGTTTAGATCGCATACCGCCCATACGCGCACAAAATGAATCACGCCTGGCAGCAGAAACTTCACTGCGCCTTGCTTGTTTCAAACTAACTGGACGTTTTAAAGCCATTATTTGTAAGTCTTAATACGCAAAGTAACACCAGGATGCGATTTCAGAATTGCATTTGCATAGTCTTGTGCCTGTGCTTTTGTGGCAAACATAGCAATAGTTTCAAATACTGAACCCGCTGAACCTAATGAACGCTTTGCCTCTACGCAATATTTGAAATTGCTATTGCTGCTTGATCTAGCTGGTGCTGCCATAGGATTTAATTGAGTTTGTGATCCTTTGCGACCACTGGCGGGATTTCTTTTCTTTTTGCGTGTATTCAAAACTTTAGAAAAATCAGGTTTCATTGTTGGATCAAACCCTGTAACCCGAAATGAGTGATAACCCGCTGCACTAGCAGCATCTAAAACTTGTTGAATTTCTGCTTTAGTCAATAAAAGCCCACCAGCGTACATGAGTTCTTCCATGTAATCACGATTTTCACCTTTAGGCAAACCATAAATCAGAGTTTCAGTTATAGGATTAGCTTTAACTTTACCTTTACGCTGTTCTGACAATGCAATAGCGATACTTTGTTTTTGTGGATAACCCTCATGCATTAGTTGGCTAATCTTTTGACTAACAGTCTTTTTGCCAGGATTGCTTTTTATTTGTCTTTTGCGATTTAAAGCACCTGAACGTGCCATTTCTGCAAATTTTTCGCGTGCTGCGATTTGTGCTGGAGTAGGTTTTTTCATGGTTGGATTCCTTGTTGCTGCAATGTTATCTACCAAATTTGGATATTTGCGACCAGCAGCTGCTGCAAGTGCTTTAGCTTTGCGTTTTTGTGCTGCTGTTAATGGAATAGATTTTCCAAGATTTTTAGGACGCGGACGCGCCCAAATTGGGAACGGATTTGTAGAAATTTTTTCTTTATCAATGCCATATTCAAATGGCAATGGTTTATGAGTTATACCAAATCTCGCCCAATCATGATTTGCCAATGCAAACTTAGTCATTGACAAAAGCAGATCAGCGCGAGAAATATCAAGATCAGCAGCAATTCTGTCTAATGTGTCAACAGTCTTGGATTCTGCCCTTAAACACATCTCTGGCGCACGCGCCCTATAAGCTGCTTGACGATCAGATGCAGACGCATACTTGCGGGGTCTTGGATTGGATTTTGTCATCGTTGACGAAACCTTTACGCCTTGCAATGCCCGCATAGGTATTACCTTGCCTTTTGGTACGCGCTATAAGCGAAATACGCGACCGCTGCAATTGCAACCCATTTAACAATATTTGCAATGCTTGACAATGGTGATGATTGAGCATTTACATTTGTTGCAGCAATTTTTGCAATAGCTGCTGCTGCCTGCGCACGCTGCTGTGGATCAGTAATGTTTGACAAGGCCAGTGCAACCTTTGCACGTTCATTCACCCCTGAAATCCATTCTTTGCCCCATACAATCAATGTTGCAATCACTGCAATAGCACCTGATACAGCAGCAAGTGCTGCAATAGGTACAGCGGGTAAAACGCCTAAACCAGTTGGGATTGCAATAGTTGGCAAATTTGCACCAAATTTGTTTAAACCATTTACAGCAAAATTCAGTGCTTCAGCAGCTGTTCTAAAACTTGATTTTTTTGCATCAAATTCACCAAGTGCAGCATCAAGTTCGTTATCTTGAATCCCTAGATCGCGCAAATCCATGATTGCAGATGCAGTTGCATCCAAATCAGTCATCAATGCTTGAAATTCCGCAACCTTCGCCTGAAAATAACTTACGTCTGTTCCTGGTGGAACGACCTGATCCTCAAGGTCTGTAATTGGACTTCCCATTTGATCGACTGCGATAGACATTTTTATGCTCTGGAAAGTAGGTCAACAATTGACAAAGTACTGATAGCATCTTGAACAGAGCCAAAGCCACATAATGATTGGTCATTAAATTGCATCCCTGACAATATTCCTGTGGGGTCTGTCATGCCAACATTCATAGCAGTTGTTGGTGTAAACATATCACCAGGCAATAATGGTGACATTCTATAAGTTGCACCTAACATGGGATTGTGTGGCTGCATGATGCCACCAAGTCCGCTGACACTTGGAGAATAAATGTAGTCTCCATCAAAGTTTTCAAAGTACATGGTTAACTTCCAATTAAATAGGCTGCAAGCGCAGCAAGGATTAAAGTTCCAGTGTTAGAACTTTGAATTGGTGGTTTAGGTGGGGTATATGGAGGTTCAACAATTGGCATTTGCTTATCTATTTCTGCAAATGCTTGCGTCAATACTGTATCGCTAACACCTTGTGAACGCATTTGATTAATAAATTGCAGTCTAGTAATTTTTTTAGTGCTTACATTTAGCATATAAGAATTTATTACACCAGGAACAGTCAATTCATATTTTGGAACTGTAAAGCCTGACTCTGTTTTAACTGTTACGTTTGATCCTGGTTGAATTGCAGTTTGTGCGCCTGTTCCTGGGTATGCTTTATAGTATTGAGCGTTTCCAATTGCCATAGCACGTTCATTGCTAATTTGAAACTGATTTCTCAAATTTAAGGTAACTTGATTTGGCTGCAATCCTTGCATATACATATCGTATGCAGCTTTTGCAATTTGTTCATCTGTGTAAGTTGGTATCACTGTAATTACTGGGGTATCAACTTGGTTGACCACAGCAATTTCACGTGCCTGTGCTGTTTGAAAAGTAGCTTCAGCAGCTTGTAATGCAGCGTATTGAGAAGCAGCAGCTTGTTGTTGTATTGCGTTTGCTCTTGCAACAGAATCATCTGTCGCACGACCATTTCCATCGTAAACTAAAGCAGCAGAAGCAGCTGGTGCAGCAGCTATTCGAGCAGCAATATAAGCATCGTATGCAGCATTGGCTTTTTCTTCAGCAGCACTACGAATTTTTGCTGCTTCAATGATTGGAGTCCATTCTGCCAATTCATCACCAGTAAGCATATTCCTTGGAATACCTACATATTTAATAAGGTCTGCATCATTGACGACGCCTAAACCATTTAAACCAAAACCACCATGTCCAGGTCTAAAACCAATTTCTGAAAATTCCTGAGTAAATAAATTCATGATTTCATCTCCGACGCAATAACATAACTGCCAACAATGCTAAACCGCCATAAATCAACAATTGTTGAGTTTGCGGGGCAATACCAACGCGAACACCCACGCCTGTGTAGTTGGTCAAATCCAGTGGTGGTAAACCTTTTTGGGCGCGATCAATTTGGACATTCAACAGTTTTCGCTGCTGATCTGTCATGAGCAACCCTGTCAAGATTTTTTGAGCTGAAACGTACCAAGGTTCATCACCTGATTTATTTTGCTCAATTACAGTTGACAAATTAGGTGCAATTGAATCAACAGAATTTTGCCAATTACTAACAGTTTGTACAATTTGCCCAGTTGCATCATCAATCACCACTGGATTGTTGTTTGCATCATAGTTAACAATCAAAGCCATAAATCACCCCATGAAATAAAACGCTGCAACCAAAGCAGCAATTGCTAAATAACCCATATTTCCTGAACCACTTTGCAATGATGCGTAATAGTCCGACGCTATGCCTAAGTTTGTGAAAACACCAGTTGATTTGTCAGATTTGTAAACATAACCACTGCGATCAATGTAAACATCTCGAATTGGATCGTATCCTGTTATGTCAGGAATATTGGAAGTTGATGGAGATAGTCCAAGATACATTTTTATTTCCTTTGAGTTAACAGCAAAGCACCAACAAGGATTGCCCCGCCAATAAGTAATGTTTGATTGTTAATACCAGGTATTAAACCGCTGCTTGCTGAATATGTAGCCGATGTAGTTGTTACACGCCCATCGGGGTATCTAATTGTTTGAGTTCCATTGCCATTGTTAACGACACTTGATCCATCTGCACGCATAACTGGAACCCCTGGTATTGGTGGCCGAATTGTTCCATAAGGATTTGTGGCGTATGGCAATGCTTTACCAGTTGTTAAAATTTTCAAAGAATTTTTGATGCTAGTTGCAGTTTTAAGCAGTTGGTCAGCAGTTTTTACTTGATCTGTAATTGATGGAACTTTTGTTTGTTTAGTAACTGGTGGTAATGATGCGGGTCTGCCACTAGGTGCATCTTCACTATTTACAACTTTGTCACTATTCAATTGCAAATCATCTGTAATTTGTTGAAAAATTTGATCTGAAGTCGCATTTGCAGCATCAGTTGCAGAAACAACAATTCGATTATTTATGTCTCGAATATTGCCGTAATCATCAGGATAGTAACCTGAAGCGTATGTAACATCGGATGGTGCTGCAAGTTCGCCAATAACGCTGTAAACGTCGCCATCTTTAGTCGCAAACAAAGCATCACCTGTATAGCCTATCGTTTCAAATAAATTTTCATCTTCAATTCTGTTCCATGCTGATAATAAATCTTCATAAGTAAGACCAAAAGTCTCTGGCAAAACTTCAGTATCCATTTTTGAACCCCCCAAAAATGCAGCTCGAATTGCTGCTTTATTTACATCTTTGCCTTGAATTGCTGCACTGGTTGCTGCCTTTGCAACATTGCCAATTACTACTGAGTCTAACGAAGAATTTACAAAATCACCAACTTCAGCACCGCCAACCGAAGAAATAGCACCAATTAGTGATTTTTCCAAATCTCCGCCTGTCATAGCCAATTGAAATGATGCCTTACCAAAAGCATCTGTCACTAATGGATTAGCAGCTGCAAATTCAGCACCTAATACAGCCTCTCCAATTAAGCCTGGTATACCAACAAATGCAGCAATAATTGGTAAAAATGGTTTAAATCCTGTCCAAAAACTTTCCACTTTATTAGGAATAATTGCAAATATTGGTGCACCAATTTTAGGATTCCAATGAAAAATATATAGAAATCGACCATCATTGCTTACATCAATAGTTGCGGTGCTATCCGATCCATCTTGGCCTGCCGTAATTGCATAACCTATAGCATTTGAAAAATCAGCTGCTAGTATTTGTCCCTTTCGAGTGAAAAAATAATTTGGTTCTTCATAAGTATTACCAGTTTCATTCGCCTCATATTTGGTTTGAATTACCCAAGTTGAGGAAATATCAAGTACATCTGCTATGCCAAAATTTTGCACAAATGCACGCGCCATGTCATCGATGTATTCATCAGGGATGACAATGCCTCTAGGTGCAACAATTTTTTGCTGCGACCTAATTTGTGATGCTACCTTTGTGACGCGAGGGTCAGCCTGAAGCAATGCCGCCAAAGCCATCTTCATACCCTATTATTTTGGGATTTTCACCCTCCCAACCCATTTCATTGGGTTCAGTTGCATCCATGCCAATCCAATGATTGCACCATGCTTGCAAGTAAACGTGTTCAAAATCATTTCCGCTGTAACCCGCAACAACAAACCTGGTTGGAATACCAACCGATTCCAACATTGCAGCAAGCAAAGTTGATTGATCGTCGCAGTCCCCCATTCGAGTGGCTAACGTGATCGCGGGAGTTTGCAGTGTTTCCACCATGTGAACATCGCGGGTATAACGTATCGTGTCACGCACAAAATTAAATAGTGCTTCCGCTTCAGCGTAATAATCTTTTTCAGGTTGAAGAAAAATAATAGATTGTGCAGCTTGCCGAATTTGAGGATCGACCTTGCCTTGATTTACAAGTTCGCGCATTTTATTGACAGTGGCAACAACGCCTGCGCGACCATTGGGTATCCCAATGACCACGCCTGTCAAATTTGGAGTCGGGGCAAGCATCATTCTTGGGATGATACTGCCCTTTGTTTAAAAATCAAGCAGCTTGTGCTTCACCTTCAGAGTCTTCAAACATTTTTAATGCTGCATCGCGCACTTTTTGTAAGTATTCACGATGCGGTTTGACAGCAGAATAAACCGCTGCAAAGACTGCAAACCAAGCATCTGTTTCCATAATATCAATAAGATCGTCAGGAATATTCTCGTAAACATACAGCGCAGCTTCATCTATGGGTGCATTTTTTTCAGCAAATTCACATAGATTTTTCGCATATCCGCGCAGTTTTATTGCACCAAAAGGGTTCATATCATCATCATCCTGAGTTGTTTGGTTATCAGCTGTGGCTGCAAATGTTGGTGGTAACGTCACTGTTGACAAAATTCCTGATTGGCCTGGTTGCATAGTCATGCTTGGTTGCATTTGCATTGCCCCTGAAGCAGTATTTTGATTTTGCGATTGTGAAACAATTTCAAGCACTTTTGGCAGCATACCCATCAAACTTTCAGGTTCAGCTTCTTTTTCAGGTAAAACTTCGGCAGCTGCGCCACGCAATTCCTTTATTGCATCAACTACTTCGCCAATGCTTGATTTTTGGTGCTGCATATGATTCATTCCCATAGCCTCGCGCATCATTGTCATCATTGATAACATTTTGGTCATTTCTTCCATAGGATCACGCTGTGGCTGCTGCTTCATTTGAACAATAGCATCTAGCATTTGCTGCTGACCTTGCGAAATTGTTTGTACCATTTGCGACAAACCAGATGGAATACCATTTGGTTCAGGATTGTTTTTCATGTCTGCCATGCTGATCCTGGTTAATCGACGGACAACAAACTTACCGCTGCCAGGATTAGTTCCATATAAGCGAAGCTCATACTCTCCCGCACCAAATGTTTCGCGGATCATGTCAAATGATCCATCCTCAAATTCAGTTGGTTGATAACGACGGCAATATTCGCGCTGACCTTTGTTAATGCGATAAACCGCAACGTATGCGCGATCATCACCAGCTGCCAAGTCAAGCAATGTTGCTACTCGATCTGAACTGGTTTCTTCAGTTGGTAGTTCTGAATCAATAGGTATTGATTGCAATTGCGGGGTTTCTTCAATTGAATCTAAGTCTTCTTCAATGATTTTGCGTGTTGTTCTAGCCATAATTTCTCCAATAAAAAGGGCAACCTAAATAGGTTGCCCTCTATTTTGATCTAAATTTATCTAAATCAAGATGGTTTAGATATTTTAGATTCGTCTTGTGATTCATAACCGCCACAAATGTCAGCAGCAGTTACGATTGGCCATAAGGTCATGACTTGGATTGACATGCCTTGTTGGGTTTGGATTGGTATTGCAGCACTTTGTGGTGGAGTTGCCCTGCAAATCAGTTGTCCTGCCTGTTTGCTTTCAGGGGCAAGGCTAACTGCG